AGCCTCAGCCTTGTCGGACATTTTAGTGCGACCTTTCATTAGTAATACTCCACTTTGCGTCTATAGACGGGTTCATCTTGAGCATCTGACTGCAGAGAAATAAATCCTCCACGCCGATATCTCAGAAGAGCCTGCGTTCCTGAGTCTACATAGTCATCATGCTCCCCTGCGGGAAATGATGCAAATTCTTCTACGACTTCTTCAGCGAATCGGGTCTGCGGTCTCCAGATCTTTCCACTCGCAAAGAGATCCGCCACCGCATTCACACGAGCAATCTTGTCATTACCCCGAGAGGGGGTGTATTCAGCCACCGGTATGCCCATGGCCCTTAATTCAAAAATCAAAGGGGTTCCAGCAGCCTTGGCTTCGACGATCAAGGTCTCGGGTTTCCAGTATTGATAGAGTTCGTACGCCCGTTTCTTCAGGGTGGGGAACTCCATCTTCTCTTTCAGGGCATCCATCAGGATCAGATTCGGTTGCATCGCTCCGTTCTGGTCTGGATGGTAGAAAACCCCCCAAGTGGTACAGGCGGAGTAGTCGGCACGTTCCTTCTTTAAGAAGGCGGTGTCCCATGACTGGATCAAAAACTGACACTGCGGTGGGTTTCTCTCTTCCCAGACCTTCCACCACTCGCGTTTAATCAACGCGCCTTCTTCGGAGGTGGGATCTTGCTGGTACTGGGCCTGCCATTTGTGAATTGGGATTTCGTTGCGGATGGCTTCTAGTTCTGGGAGTGGCCAGAACTCGGGCCAGAGGGGTTGACCTGAGGGCATGATGGCTGGGAACTCAATCACCTCCCATTCATCCACCCCTTCTCGCATGGCAGAGGCTTTTAGCACCTGACCTACCAAGTCTCTTTTGGACCAACGGGTACAAATGACGACAATGGCCCCACCCGGCTGGAGACGCTGACGAGGACCGGAGGTGTACCACTCGTAAGCATGGTCAAAGACGGTCGGATCAGCGGACTGACCCTCCTGTTCATCATGGGGATCGTCGATGATCAGCAAATCGGCACCCTTTCCGGTCACCGCACCGCCGATACCGATAGCGAAATACTCCCCACCCTTGGATGTACTCCAGCGACCGGCTGCTTTGGAGTCAGCCCGGAGTCCCACATCCGGAAAAACACTGTGGTAGTCCTCAGAATCCACTAAGTTTCTGACTTTTCTACCAAAACCTACCGCGAGTTCCGCAGTGTGTGAGGTCTGAATGACCTTTTTGTGTGGGAACCTGCCCAAAAACCACGACGGAAAGAGATATGACCCGAATTCTGACTTGGTATGCCGAGGCGGCATGCAGATGATCAGCCTTTTCAACTTACCCGAGGCGATTTCCTCAAACTTCTCACCCATGATCCGGTGATGACGACCCGAAATGAACCCCGGCCACATCCTTTGCACGAACGGAATGAACTTTTCCCGACACTCTTCCTTGGATTTAGCAGATTCGTACTCGTCTAGGAGTTTCAGAATCTCTTTTTGCTGATCAAACGGTAACTGTTTGACTTTATTCAGGATTTCGGGAGTGATGTTCAAGACTGAAAACCTCAAAATGCAGGGACAATAGCCCCCGTTTCAGCATATTCTGGAGCATTCTACACCCAGCCCCCTCACTCCTCACCACCCTATCTCGGGGGGGACACCCTTCGGAGTGTCCCTACCCCACACTGACCAACTCAGGGTGTATCCATTTCTCTAAAAACTGTTCCGATTTTAGCATATTTAATCCCGAAAGTCAATATGTAGATGGGAATTTTTATAAAAAAATTTTACAGACTGGGACTCCCCCACCACTATCTATAAAAATCTCCGGGGAACCACTGAAACTACCCCGATCTACAGAACAACAAGGGGCAGGGGGTGTGTTGCGTGAAAGCAACACGTTACAAAAGTACAGCATCGTGGGAGCGGAATCGCATGTATAGCAGCCATGGTGCGTCACGCTGCAAAAAGGGGGGTCGGCATCGGCTTTTTCGCCTCGTTTACACGGCGACTTAACCCCGACACCCCTTGTAGAATCAATGAGTTACAGTGGAACTCGCAGCGTCATCATGCGAATCGGCTACGTTTACACGCTCCAAAGGCGCTGCGCTCTCACTGGGAACTGATGCGGAAGCCTGAGGATGCACCGAAGGCTGCAGCATAGACGCTAGCCTCGCCTCCAACTCAGCCGCTACCAATGTCGAGGGACGCTCACGGTGATCCTCGACAACGTCCCGATAGAGTCCGCATGCCTTGCCCAGTAACTCTGCGGCTCGTAACTGGGAACTGGTAGCAGACTCGTCACCCTTCGACCACTTGCGGAGCAGGGAGACCAGCATGTCTCTGTCGGAGATCGTCAGAGCCTCACTCTGCTGCCTCCTGACCGCTGCTAGAGCCTGCAAGCACCCCTTGATCTTCCCGTCCACCATCAGTTCCGCTGCGCGCTTCTGCACTGACGCTGGCTTCATGTTCTCCGCATCGTATGAATTCCGGTATGCCTCCGCGAGATTCATGCCGCTGATCACGTTCTCGCAGAATTTCCGCTGTTTTGCAGTCAACCCGTATTCATCTGTCATGCCTGCCATTGTGCGCTTTGCCCTTGTTTTGCAGTGGTTTCGATAATCTTTGATCATGTATAGACCATGATCGCTCACCGAATCCTAACTTCTGAGCCGTTTAGACGCAAACTAAATTCGACCGAAAATCAGTGACTTAGGTAATCTGTGGTCGTGTAAACGAAAAAAGTTGTTGACGTGTGGTCATGTAATCCGGAGAATGCGCAGCACTGGCCCCCCAGACAGGCCAAGCCGCTAGGTGAAAAACAAAGGTTCTGGTGCCGGATGAGCGCAAGCAGCCCGGCGGTTCCCCAAGGGGAATCCGGCCTAAAGCAGCGGTGTAGTCGTAGGGTTGAAGACGATGACCGACATCTCGCGAGTCGCCCGACAATGTGACGCTGCCCAATCTACCGGGAAGCCTTGATTCAGTAGAGCGCCCTCGCTGAGGACGCTGCACTGAGTCACACAACAGGAGAACAGCATGATCATTCAAGTCGAACAGCGCCATGTCTACGGGCAGATCAAGTACTACCCGCTCAACGAACTGGCATCACGCTTCGCTGCACTGATGAAGCAAAAGACGTTCGATGCCCAGAACCTTGCGGACATTCGCCGCATGGGGGTTCAGGTGGACGTGCGAGTCCCCGGTTTTTCAAACGATTATCTGGTCAGCATTTAAACGCAGGAGAAAATCATGCTCAAGTTAGCCGTTCCGAACAGCGCCTTCCAAGTCTTGCAACTTGACGTTGCAGAGTGCCGCAACGAGTACGGGCTGATCCCGTGCGAGGGGCAGTATTTCGAAGCCACCGCAGCCGGGTGGAAACGCGCCATCGATGACTACCGCCATTTCGGGTGGGAACTGCCCGAAGAGGTAGTCGAGCAGTGGGCACGTAAGGTCGAGCAGTGGATCGAATACTGCGAGGCCGTTGAGTAACAGGTCGAAACATCCCGCGCCTTCGGGCTTGATCGCCAACAGGCCGGGGTGTCATGCCGTCATGCGGCATCTGACGAGACCGTACCGTTTACACAAGTTGACTGCGACACAACGCAGCGTTTATACTTCACAACATACCGACAACATGGAGAACAGAATCATGGTCAAATTCAACGAACGCGAGTCATGGCTTGCCGCCGCTGCAGTCATGCTGCAGCACGAGATTTTCCCGGTCGCCGCTGTCGATGCGGTGTCATGGGAGCAGCGCAAGTATCGGGTGGCTTGTGGCTTCCCGATTGGCTATCGCGGCTCACGCACCGGCAAGGTGACCTTGGGCCAAGCCTTCGACCCGTCGATCAGTGCTGACGGCACGTTCGAAGTGTTCATCAACCCGATTCTCGACAAGCCGGTCGATGTGATCGCGGTTCTGGCTCATGAACTCGCCCATGTCTGGGCAGGGATTCAGTGCGGCCATCGTGGCGAGTTCGCCCGTGTCTGTCGCGCCATTGGTTTGCAGGGGCCGATGACCGCGACGGTTCCCGGTGTCGAACTGCGCGGCAAGTTGGAGCGCATCGTCGATCAACTGGGTTCCTACCCGCATGCCAAGGTTGACCCCAACGCCCGCAAGAAGCAGGGCACCCGCTTGCTGAAACTGCAGTGCAGTGACTGCGGATGGACGGCTCGTGTCTCTGCTCTGCAGGGGAACCGTTTACACGCTGCCTCGGTTTGCCCGGTTTGCATTTCTGTCGGCTCACTCAACGTGGAGGGCTGATCATGGTAACTCAACCCAGTTTCGTTCATAAGCCTCGTCGCAAGCATGAGGGCGAACGCATCACCTTCTCGCTCCCGCTGTCTGACAGCGACCGCTCGTACCTCAAGATGCATGCCGTGCGTCAGGGCAAGTCGCCCAACTCGCCGGACGATGTCCTGCTGTCCATCTGGAACGGGGTCGATCCGGCCCCGGTTCCTGCTGCGGCTCTGGATGCTGAGACCATCGAATCGATCCGCAAGGATGCCGTCGCTGCCGCTGTCGCTGCAGTCGAACAGCACCGCCCGGTTCGCATCGAAATCAAGCAGGGCGCTGAGATCAAAGTCCTGCCGAATGGTCACCGTCACCCGGTGTTTCCGGATGTACTGGCCTCGCTGTCCGTTCGCGAGAACGTCTACCTTGTCGGCCCTGCCGGTTCCGGTAAGACGACCCTCGCCTCGCAGTGTGCCGAAGCACTGGGGCTGCCGTTCTACTCGACTGGCGCTGTCGGCATGGCGTACCAGTTGCAGGGATTCATCAACGCCGAAGGCAAGTACATGGAGACTGACCTGTACCGCGCCTATGTCGGCGGCGGCGTGTTCCTGTTCGATGAGATCGATGCCTCGTCTGCACAGGCGCTGTTAGCCTTCAACGCAATCGCTGCCAATGACCTCGCTGCATTCCCGTGCGGCACGGTTAAACGCCATCCGGACTTCGTGATCATTGCCGCTGCGAACACTTGGGGTTCCGGTGCGGATGCCCAGTACGTTGGCCGCGCTCAACTCGACGCAGCCACACTCGACCGCTTCGCGTTCATCAGCATGGACTATGACGAGAAGTTGGAACTCGCGATCTCGCCGAATGACGAGTGGACGCGCCATGTTCAGGCGTTCCGTCGCGCTGTCCGCGAGTTGAAGATTCGCGCAGTGGTTTCGCCCCGCGCATCGATCAAGGGCGGTAAGTTGCTCTCTGCCGGTCTCAAGTGGGATCGCGTCGAAGAGATGTTGCTGCTGCGCGGGATGTCGCCGCTCGACGTTGAGAAGGTTCGCTCCAACTTACCGAAGAGGATTGCCGCATGATTTACCGCTACAACGCAGACTCATGGGATGAGTTCGTAAACGATCTTCGCAACCGAAAGGTCAACTGGGAAATGGGCGGTTCAGAGGCTGAAAACAATGCCTCATGGTCTGGCTGCGATTTTTGGTATCAAGCCCTCGACTACGCAGTCAAGGGTCACCCGGTTGCCCGTGCCGCCATGGAGTCAGTCGCGGTCAAGGTGACCTCCGCACCGGAGCCGCTGTGGGATGTCGCCCCAGTGGGCGCGTTCCCCTGCATTCCGGCCTACGCCGCGGGTATCCCCGAAGACATGTTCGTCGCGACTGAAGACGCACCGCCGGTCTCGCAGCCGATTGTGCGGATCGCGGTCAACATGTCGGGCAGTGCCGGTATCGAAGCGCAAGAGTTCGTCAATCGCGGCGCTGCGATTGTGACACTGATCGACCGCATCCAACTCAGTGGTCGTCGCGTGGAACTGATCGCCTTCAAGCACGGCTACTCTGGCAATGACAAGTTCATCTGGAGCGTGACGGTTAAACGCCCCGAAGAGCCGGTCGATATGGATCGGATCGGTCTTGCCTTCGCGACCCCGATCATGCTGCGACGGTTCTTCTTTCGGGTGTTGGAGTTCATGACCCCGGAGTATGTTCCCTCGTACGGTTACTCGACGCACTACGCAGAGGAGTGCAACGAGTTCCACCTCACCATCCCGGTGATCAGTGGCGGTGAGTACGCAACACCGGATCGTGCGAACCGCACCGTGCAGCAACTCTGGGAGAGGGCGGCGATTGCCGCCTGACCCCTTGCACACTAACATCTAAACAACTATACTTGACAACATTAGAACAGGAGAACAGACATGAGCCAGATCAGCATCCCGTCGATCAACATCGACACCCCGATCCCTTACACCCTCCGACTGCGTGAGCAGGGGCAACCCTTGGAGGGACTCCGTCTCTCTGCTTGGAGTCAACTGGCGTATGTGATGGTCACCGAACGCCGCGCAAAGTGGAGCGGTGGTGTGGGCGACGTGATTGGCTACAACGTCATGACCGTAGGACTCTCGCCGCAGACCAAGCGTCAGAAGGATTTCGCCTTGAGAGACCGTGCCGAGGTGGTGAAGTTCGTCAATGATTGGATCGCCAAGACTGTGGCGGCAGGACTCAAGAAGATGGCAGAGCGTCAAGCCGAACTGAACGACATGGAACGTATCCGCAGCGAACGCATCGCCAAGCAGATTGAGGCGGCGGGTGGCGTTGAAGCACGGCGGCAAGAGATCGTGCGCGAGGGCTATAACCACGCTGCTAAAGATGCCATGCAGTACGAGTCTGCCGAGGTGTACGGGGCCATCATCACCTCGCTCACCCACTCCACGCCCATTATCCTCGACGAGAAGATACGAGACAGAATCCTCGCGAAGTACGAGAGCAGTAAAAACGATTGGGGTGTGAAGCGTTACATCGATGAGCGTATGCAAGAGTTGGACGAATACTTGGGCAAGACCAAGACGGAGGCCGCATGACTTGGGAAGACTTCTTGTTTTACTTGCCTCGCATGGCACTCATTCCCCTGATGCTGATCGTCGCATGGAGAATCGCAACATGGAACGATTGACCAACCCCTACGTTGAGCAACTGGATGCTGAGTACCGCATGCTGAAGGTGGAACTAGAACGCGAGGTCAACAAGTTTGAATTGCTGCGGAAGCAGTACAACATGCGGACTCGACAACTGACCGATGACATCACCCGCAAATGGTTTGAAGTACAACGAGCAAAGCAGG